GCTTGCGAAGGACATCAAGAAGCTACTGAGCTTTCAAAGTTCATTGAAGAATTTGGAGAAGATATTCCTAAAGGATATGAAATTTTAAGTGAAGAAGAAGCAGAAGGAGAAATAGAGGACTTTGACTTTGAATCGGAATTACATTCTAAATATTACGAATTTGCTAGTACTGGTTCAGCTTATCCAAACAGAAAGTCAGGGCAAGACCAAAAGAGTAAACAAACAGATTATGAAGATGACATATACAGGGTGCGTTACAGATATACAGGAAGTTTAACAGGGGAAAGAGATTTCTGTAAAAAAATGACAAGCTCAAATAAAATATATCGTAAAGAAGATATTATTGCTATGGGTAGAAAGGCAGTAAATCCAGGATGGGGCAAGGGTGGTGCTAATACTTACAGCATTTGGAAATGGAAAGGAGGCGCACTGTGTGAACATAAATGGTTTAGAATCATACTAGTACAAGAAGGCAAAAGACCTAAAAATTCAGATAAAATAATAACATCAACAGAAGCAAAAAGCAGAGGGGTTAAACTTCCTAGAAATGCCAAAGAGGTATCAGTTGCTCCTCACGATATGCCAAATCACGGATTTGTAAATCCTGAGTTAATCGCTAAATATAAAAATGTATAACTATGAGCTATGTACTATTCATATCAGAAGCGAAGCTAAAGGATAGCACCGCAATCAATCTTAACGTAGACGTGGACATCTTACTTCCATTCGTACGTGAAGCACAGAAAATCTATGTTGAAACAGCTTTAGGCACAGACCTTAACAACAAATTGAAAGATTTAATTGTAGCAGGAACAGTAGGTAATGTAGGTAATGAAGCCTATAAGACTTTACTAGATGACTACATAATAGCACCGCAATCAATCTTAACGTAGACGTGGACATCTTACTCCCGTTCGTACGTGAAGCACAGAAAATCTATGTTGAAACAGCTTTAGGAACAGACCTTAACAACAAATTGAAAGATTTAATTGTAGCAGGAACAGTAGGTAATGTAGGTAATGAAGCCTATAAGACTTTACTAGATGACTACATAGGCGATATGTTACCCTCATATTCTCTGTACCACGCTTTTAATTACCTTAGGCACAAAGTAGAGAATGGAAACATCTATTCTAAAACCTCCGAAACCGGAAATGCCTTAAGTACGGAAGAAGCTCAAAGCTTTAGGGAAGAAATTTTAAATACGGGTAGCTACTATCGTGAAAGGCTAATAGATTACATCCGTAATAATACTGCAAGTTTTCCTGAATACTCTACAAATACGGGTGCTGACGTCAATCCGTCAATTGAAAATTATTACTCGAATATGAACCTTGAAAGACCAAGACAAGGAACTAAACTTACTTTGAGAAACTTTCTAAATGCTTCTGATTAAATGAAAAAAAATTACAAGACAAAACCAATTAACATAACAAAATTAAAGACATACTTAAAAGATGCCAATAAAACAGATAGCAAAGGAAACAATAGAAGTAGTGGGAGTGAACGCAACAATACTAAGCGTAACGACCTTCACAAATATTGAGGTAGCTTTAAAGATAATCTTATTATTAGTTTCTATAATTTATACAATAGACAAGTGGTGGTTTCACAAAAAGAATAGATGATGCCTAAGAAAAGAAAACTAAACAGCTTGAATCCTAAGTACATAACTAAAATTACAGAAGATGTTAAAGTGCATAAAGTTTTTATTAAAGAAGTTAAAGGCGTTAAAATCTATGCCACCTACTCAATCTAATTTGACTTCGATCAATCTTCTTCTTATTAGAGATACATTCTCAGATAAGTCTACACTAGGTGAGCTTTTTATAAATGGTGAAAGATTTTGTGATACATTAGAAAACCCTTGGATAAATAACAAAAAGAATGTAAGTTGTATTCCAAGAGGTGAATACAAAGTAAGACTTAGACTAGCAAGAGAATCAGCAACAAGGGATTATTTACATTTGCTTGTGCAAGATGTAGAAAATAGAAGTTATATCTTATTTCACAGAGGAAATTACCCTAAAGATACAAGCGGCTGCATACTAGTAGGCTTAGGAAGTGAACAGGACGTTGTTTATAACTCAACCTTAGCTATGGACTTAGTTATGAAAGAAATACTTAATTTAGGCGGCGAAAACATTAACTTAATAATCAAAAATAAATAATTATGAAAAAGTTTTTTCAAAAGTACCTTATCGGACAGATGTTGAAGTCTAAGAAATTTTGGTACGCAATCAGTTCAGTAGTAGTTCCTGCTCTTGTAACTTATTTAGGAGTGGATGAAAATACTGCAACAGAATTGTATCACGCTATCCTCGTACTTATCGTTGGACAAGGAATTGCTGACGTTGCTAAAAAGTAACAGATACAGATTAAAACCTCACGAGGTAGCTGCTTTACAGAAGCTGAGGGAATCAGAAACTAGGAACGTCTTAGTTATTGGTGACCTACACGAACCCTTCTGTCTTGATAGCTACCTTGATTGGTGTTTAAAACAATACGATACCTTTAATTGTACAGAGGTCATCTTTATAGGTGATGTAATAGACAATCACTATTCAAGCTACCACGAAACCTCTGCGGATGGAATGGGTGGCTTAGAGGAGCTAGAATTAGCTATTAAGCGTATTGCACGTTGGCGTGATGCTTTCCCTAAAGCAACTGTACTTATTGGAAACCACGATAGACTGATAATGCGTAAGGCTCAGACTTCAGCAATCCCTTCTAAATGGATTAAGTCTTATAAAGAAGTATTAGAAACTCCTGATTGGAACTTTGTAGAACGCTACACTTTAGATGACGTTCAATATATACACGGAGAAGGAGGTACTGCTTCAACTAAGTGTAGAGCTGATATGATGAACACAGTACAAGGACATTTACATACTCAATGTTATGTTCAGAATTTTGTAGGACAGAACTTCAGAATCTTTGGTGTTCAGGTTGGTTGTGGAATTGACCACGAAAGTTACGCAATGGCTTATGCTAAATACGGCAAGAAACCTGCTGTCGGCTGTGTAGTTGTGCTAAATAACGGTAAAACTCCCATCAATTTGTTAATGCCTTTGTAGGTTTTAACCCCTTTTTATACCCTTTTTCAATCTTTCTTTAAATTTATTTTAGTATCATTTACTAGATAAGGAATAACTATTTTTAACCTTTTCTGTTAAAAAGTTAGTTTAAAAGTCTGTTAATTAAATAAAAGGTTTATCTTTGCTTCATAATAATTAAAGAAATAAACAAAATGAAAAATTTAATCAAAACACTTTTAGGAATGGCAGGACTTTACGGCTGCTTATATTTACTGCTAGGTACTCTTACTTTAGTAGAACTTTTTTTAGGACTAAGATAATGAAATTCAAATTAAAAGACGCAAACACTAAGCAGGAAGCTATTATAAGCCTGCTAGATGTACAAACCAATAAGCCTGAGCTATTGCCTAACAATACAGCATTAACTGAGGACGGACTTAATCTATTGCCTTTTCAATTGGTTAGAGATTTATATGTAAAAGTAAAAGATACTTATTACAATTCACTTGACTTTAATAATAAATTTTAATATGACAATACAAGACGCAGAATACCTAGAATTTTCTAGTTATGTAGATTATAACAAGCCTTGCTACTCAAAGTTTATGGGTTACCAATTAGACAACAAAAAAGTCTTAGCTGAAGAATGGTTGCTAAAACCTCAGTTCAGTCCTGTAAGCTTGAAAAATTATGATAGAAAATCAGGACATTTCAATAATGACTTAGTAAAAAACAGCAGGTCGTTAATAGTAATAGGAACAGAACTTCAGGTGTACAGAAAGTTTGAAGAAATGCTAAAGACTTACGGTTGGCAACAAAAGGACTCTTGGAATGTTGAGTTAAAGCCTGAGCATTTAAAACACTATAAAGAAAACAATAATTCACCAACACTAATAAATTTAATATAATGCCAATACAAATGCCAATAGAAATTAAAGATGAACTAATAGACAAAAGAATGAATGATATAAATACATTCCAAGCACACGAAAATGAAATATATTTACGAGGTACAGATGAATATGGAAATGACTTTCAAATCTGTTTTGATTCTTACAACTTCTTAGAATGGATAGACTCAGAACAAGTAGATTACATAAAAGAACAATTAGTTAAATACATAAAAAGTAAATAAATTTAATACATTTGCACAGAATTATTAACAAAAATAAATAATATGAAAACAGAAATTTTAAAAGAGAAGTACATCAAGTATGGACTTACTAAAGACGATATATTCAAACATCAGCATTTTTTAATCATTACAAGGTCAGGAATAGATAAGATACAGGCTTTAGAAGGCATTACGATTGACTATGAGGTTATAAACTGCGAGAAGGACTTTTGTGTAGTTAAAGCAAATGCAGCAAAAGGTGACGCGATTATTCAAACATTCGGCTCAGCATTAAAAGGAGCAGGATTTAAAGACGGAAACTGTAATACTTGGTACGTAATGGAGATGGCAGAAAAAAGAGCTATGAGCCGAGCAGTCTTAAAGCTTACAGGGTT